TTAAAAAGTCAAATAAATAGAAAGATATAATAGGAAATATTTTTATGGCAACAATTCCATTTGGTGGCGTGTTATTTGGTAGTTCAACTCTTCCTAAGGTAGGTTTCGACAGTTCCCCTAAAGAAGATTGGAGAACAAAAATAACTATTGGTATTGAGTTATTAGGCGGACCAGTTTTGGGTCCCCTACAATCGTCTAAAGGAATAATATTTCCATATACACCTACGGTATTTGTTCAGCATAATGCTTCGTACGGTGCGGCCGGACTAACACATTCTAATTATGATCATCCTACGTTTGATAGCCACCAAGTTGGATCTATCCAAATTACAGGACAATTTACAGCTAATAGTTCAGCAGAAGCTGACTATCTTAGAGCTGTGTTACATTTTTTATGAACCGTTACTAAAATGTTTTTTGGCCAAGATAAAGATCCAATTGCGGGCACACCACCGCCAGTTGTGAAATTAAATGGATTTGGGGATTATGCATTTTCAAACGTTCCTGTGGTAATAGAGACATTTACAATGGAACTACCTGGTACAATTGATTATATTAGAACAACAGATGGTAAAACAATGATGCCTGCTAGTACTACTGTAACAATTACAGCCAAACCCACATATACAAGAAAAGCTACTTCTCGACGTTTCGGATTGAAGAGCTTTGCCAACGGCGATCTACTTGGAAGTGATAGTGAAGGAGGATTTATATAATGCCAAAAGTTAATTATTTGTCAGAAAGTCCTTACTATCTAACAACATCATTTAATAATAAATTAGGAATAATGAGAAAGCGATCTTTTCCTTTTGAAGATGATGATTTAGAATATAGAATTGAAGAGAAGTATGCTAATAGACCCGATTTGTTGGCGCATGAAATTTATAATAATGCCAACTTATGGTGGGTATTTGCAGTAAGAAATCCAGATACACTAATTGACCCAGTTTTTGATTTTATTGCAGGGGTAACTATTATTGTTCCAAAAATAACCACGTTGCGAAGATCATTGGAGTTATAATACCATGACAAATGGTGATCCTAATCTACAAGTTGTAGCAGATAAACCTGTACCAGCACCTGACAATATTTTACACCAGTTTACAAACTACACTTATAAAATAAGTTTATTAAGTTTCAAAACTGTGCAGAATTATAATGATTTAGCAGAGAAAGGCAGTTGGGACTGGGCACATGCAAATATACCTAAAATATGCTATACATTATTTTCCTCAGGTGGTATACTTAATGATGGTTCAGAAATTCTGCCGGCAAGGCATCCTAAGTTTGAATTAGATTTTTACATTGAATCAATGACAACTTCTGGATTAATGGGTATGAACTCTAATTCTAGAGCAACTAACCTTATGGATCTAAGTATGGCTGTAGTTGAACCAACCGGAACCACACTGTTAGATAGATTTCATGAAGTGTTAACTGAAGATGGAGGGAATTGGACAGAAAAGCCGTTGTTAGTTCAGATTGATTTTTTAGGTTATGATGAGGAAGGCAAAAATGTACGTATAAAACCTGCTACACGTTGGATTCCTGTTAGAATAGCAAATTTAGATTTTAATATTACTGCAGAAGGCACAAATTATTCACTTGAATTTATTATGATGGCGGTTTTGGAAGCAGATAATAATCCGATAACACAAAGTCTTAATTTAAAAACAATAAAAGGAAAACAAATTCAAGATATTTTTAAACATCTAGAAAAAGAGTTTAATAGAGAACAAACAGATAGAACTACCGGCAGTTTTACCGCAGGAATAAAACCAAATGAAGCAGGAACTTGGGCTCCTAAAACACAGGAGTTTGCTGACAGTATAGAATTTAGAATAGGAACAGGAGGCGGCCCGGCCGCTAACAGATTAAAATCTGCAAAAATATCTCCTAATGTAGCAAAGCAGACGTTACTTAAAGTGGTTCCAAGCGGTCATGAAACAGTCGCACGTGGCGAGAGGGGAAGGCAAACGCCTCCAAAAGAAAAATTTAAGAACGATTCTGCGTTACGATATTATGGTGAAAGATCGGATTATAAAATAGAAATATCTGCCCCAGGACAATCTATGCTATCATTAGTAGAAAAAGTAATACGTGATAGTACATATATTACCGACCAACTTGCAGATAATAAACCATTAGGAAAAGTATCTGAAGCAAAAGAAGTTTTAAAGGATCCCAACAAAGGATTAGATTGGTTTAAGATTACATATGTTAAAATATTAAAAGAATTCGATAACATACGTAACAAATATGCTAGACACACCCTTATACAAATTGATCCCTATAAGGTAGTAGATCCAGAAGTCACCGGAGGCAAGGCTAAGCCAGGACAAAATGGAGTACGCAATGTTGCAAGAAGTTATGATTATATTTACAGTGGCCAAAATTTAGATATTAGAAATTTAGATTTAACCTTTAATAATTCTTTTATATTAGCTATGGCAGGGGTTGCAACAGGCAATGCATCCGCTGATCAGGCTATAATACCAGAGGAGGAGTCGAATGTTGCACCAGATGCGGGGAATAGGCAAGACCAACAATCAAAAGTAGCAGGTGGCCAAAACATTAAACCGAAGTCTAAAAAGTTTATTCAAGATCCACACGCAACAAGTAAACAAAGAACCGGCGCAACCTTAATGGAAAACTTATATAGAACACCAGGATCGGACATGATGTCGGTAACTATGGAAATAGTAGGGGATCCGGGATATATTCAACAGGATGGTGTATTGTCAATGGCAACTCCTAATAAAACTGGAGTAGGAGGCGGTACAAACGGCCATGATCCAAAGAATGGTGCAATATTATGTGACTTAGATGATGCACATTTTTATTTGTTATTCAAAACACCTAGAGATTATGATGAAGCGACCGGATTAGCAGACTTTAGTAGCAGTGCCGGCGGTAGTACGTTATCTGGTTATTATAGAGTATGGGAGGTTAACAGTGTTTTCCAAGGTGGAGAATTTACACAAACTATTGAAGCAACAAGAATTTATAATCAATGGCGTGAAAATATTGATAATCCTGAAAAGAATACAGAATTAATGTCTAATGATGAAGCAAACAATTATGATTTTGAAGATGCTAAAGCAGCTGCTAATCAGTTAATAACACCTGGTTCTGCAGAAGTTGCTAATGAAGCCGCCGTAGGCTTAGATGCATTTGGCGGCACTGGAGTAGCACCGACACCAATGGATGCAGATGAGTTTGCAGGAACTCCATTGACAGTAAAAGAAGAAATGAAGAATAGGCAATTAACTGCAGAAGCAATAGAAGTAAACAATGAATTTGCGGGAATTGAAGGCCCATTTCCAGTTACAGAAACAAGTTCTAGCAAAAACTTTGTAAATCCCCACGCAGATTTTAATACAGCGGCGTTACAAAATAGGCCGCAAACCGCGGCAGAATTTAGAGCATCTGAAGCAAGTAGATTTGGATCTCCCAGCATAGCACAATCATCAGGAACACTTGCATCAGAATTGTCTACTACTGGTAGTGAATTAACACCAATTAGACCTAATCCCGCAGATGCCTCTGGCCCTGTCACATTTAGTAATAGTTCACCTGCTGAACCATATAGATCATCGCCATCCTTTAGTGCTGGCGGACCGGTTGAACAATATAGATCATCGCCGTCCTTTGTGACCACCACTGGTGGCACGGTATTACCGACTCCTCAAGGAAATCCCGTAGGAACAGTGGCATTAGATAGACATCCTAATATTAGTACATATGAAACATCGGATCAAACTACTGTAGCAAACAATGATACAATAATGGGTGTAGAAAGACAAACAATCATTAATGCAGGCCTTGCCGCCGGAGCAGGGGTTCTTGCCGTTGCATCGTTACATCCGGCTGGTAGAATTATTAGAGCAGGTGTTGCGGCCGCAGCCGCCGTACTAAGCGGCACACAATTGGCACACGCCTGGGAACGCGGAAACTCAGCAAGTGAAAAAAATGAGGTTATACACAATAAATATGGAAATAATGTACCAAGTTGGAAAAAAACTGGCTACTTATTAGATATTATTTCAGAAAAAGAATCTACGACTACCGGCGGTGGTGGCGGATTCTAATAACAGGAAAACACAATGCCTGGTCAATCAGATTATAATAATAAACCAAAAAAGCCAACACCCGGCCTTCCAACGAGTTCTCGTGATTATTCTGCAAAAGTAGATCCAGGTCCTTATATAGGAATAGTAAAAGGCTATGGCGACGACAGTGGTATGAATCGTATTGGTGTTTATATTCCAGCATTGGCCGAACAACGGACGTCAAATCCCCACTCTAAATACGATAAAACAGAACAAGAAAGTAATGTAATATTATGTTCATTAGCCTTGCCGTTTTACGGAAGAACAAATAATTTAGATGTAGGATCTGCAGGCCAATATGAAACAACCACTAAATCTTATGGTATGTGGTTGCCTACTCCTGATATTGATACACAAGTTATGGTGGTCTTTGCAGAAGGAATACTTGAAAATGGATATATTATTTCTTATATACCTGATGCATTGATGTTACATATGGTGCCAGGTATAGCAGCCTCCCCGGCATTTGCAAAGTCTAAGTCTACAACGAACGCAGGCATCACATCACCAAATTTTGAAGTACCTGTTGCAGAGTATAATAAGTTACAAGTAAAAAGTTTTGATAAATCCACTGCTTGGAAGAATGTTGAAAAGCCGGTGCATCCTCTTTTTGATACATTGCTTGCACAAGGATTGGAGGCAGATTATGTCAGAGGCATTAGTACGTCAAGTGCCCAGCGTGAAAGTCCTTCTAACGTATTTGGTATTTCAACACCTGGACCATTGGACTATGATTATGGATCCATTAAACAAGGTTTAATTACTGAAAATAGTACAGGATATGATTGGCCTTATAATAGAAAGTCTGGACATACATTTGTTATGGACGACGGTGATCAACAAGGCCTTAGCCAACTTATTAGACTACGCACAGGAACAGGACACCAAGTTTTACTAAGTGATGACGGTGGAACAATTTACTTAGGAACTGCAAGTGGCAGTGCTTGGGCAGAATTAAGAAATGATGGCTCAGTAGATGTGTTTAGTGCTAGAGATATTAGCGTTCACGCAGAAGGAAATGTTAATATGTTAGCAGATGTTGATGTTAATATACAAGCAGGTGAAGATGTTAATATTTTAGCAGGCCATAATTTTAAAATTGAAACAAATCCGGCCGGGGTTGAAGGCAAGGGCCACGCACATATATATGTCAATGGTAACATGAAAACATATGCGGCCGGCACATTTAACATGTCGTCGACAGGTTGGTTTAACATTACATGCAAAGAAGCAATCAGTGTTACAAGTACAGCATGTATCTATGTTAAAAGTGGCGGCGGTGCTAAGTACCCTATAAAACTCAACACAGAAGCAGGCAACGTTGCTGAAGAACCAACCAAGGTACCTGTATATGAAAATAACTGGGTAAACAAGGGAGAATCCAACACACACGGCGGTAAACGCTATGCTGTTGATGGTAGTTACTCTTATTATACCGCAATGCAACGTGTTCCGATGCACGAGCCAGATCCAAGAATTAACCAATCAAAGAAAAAGGAACCTAAAGCAGGAACCACCTCACATATTGCTGATAGTAGTAATTAATCTACCTAGGTTAATAGTAGCATATTATTAAAAACACTAAATATTAGCATGGCGATTACATACAAAGGCTTCAATACACAAGGTAAAAAGTTCTCTAATTCTTTCACATTAACCGGGTTTGATATTGCTAAACAGGATCTTACAAACCATTTTAATATAAGAAAGGGAGAGAAATTACAGTTACCTGATTTCGGCTCTATAGTTTGGGATATGATTTATGAGCCTTTGAATGAGACTACAATTGAAACAATTAGACAGGATATACAAACGATTCTGGCATATGATCCAAGAATAGAAGGAAATGATATTGTAGTCAGACAAGTTGAACAGGGTTTAATAATAGAATTAAATTTGACATTTATTCCGGACCAAATAATAGAACATTTGTTAATAGAGTTTGATACAGAAACAACCCGAGCTACATTGAGTACAGTATAATGGCACTAACAACACGACAAAATAATATATATAGCGCAGAAGATTGGCAAGTGTTATACCAATCTTTTATTAATGCTGATTTTGAAAGTTATGATTTCCAAACATTGCGTAAGTCAATGATTGATTATATCAAAACATATCATCCTGAAGATTTTAATGATTATATTGAAAGTTCAGAATTTATAGCATTAATTGACTTACTTGCGTATGTAACACAAAACATTAGTTACAGAGTAGATTTAAATGCTAGAGAAAATTTCCTAGCAACTGCAAGTCGCAGAGAAAGTATTTTAAGACTTGCTAGACTAGTAAGTTATAACGCAAAGCGTAGTATAAATGCTAGTGGATTATTAAAATTATCAAGCATTTCTACAACAGAAGATGTTTATGATTCCAATGGTGAAAATCTAGCAAATAGTAGAATTGAATGGAATGACCCCAACAATGTAGATTATACTGAACAAATTAATTTAATACTTAATGCCGCAATGGTAAATTCTCAGAGAATAGGAAACCCTAACAGTTCTAAAACATTGAACGGCATATTAACAGAAGAATATGAAATTAATATACCATCTGGAACTATCCCTGTGTTTCCATTCACAACTAATATTGATGGAGTAAACATAGATTTTGAAATAGTTAGTGCCACTTTTCAAAATGCAGATTTTATATATGAAAAAGCACCTAGCAATGTTGCGCCTTTTGGTTTTCTATATAGGAGTGATGGCAAGGGCAATGGCAGTGACAATACGGGATTTTTTGCGTACTTCAAACAAGGTACGCTACGATCATCTGATTTCAATATTGACCAAGCAATTCCTAATAGACAAGTTTTAATTAATACCAGTAACGTTAATAATAATGATGTATGGCTATATGAATTAGATTCCAATAATGATTTGTATAGATTATGGACACAAGTTCCTAGTGTGGTCGGCAATAATGTAATATATAATAGTTTGGCCAAAGATATAAGAACATTATACAGTGTAACGTCACGCGAAGCGGATCAAATTTCATATATATTTGGAGATGGTATCTTCTCAGATATGCCTCGGGGAGGTTTTAGATCTTATTTTAGACAAAGTAACGGATTAACATATGATATTAATACAGATGATATGCAAGGTGTTACGTTAAGTGTCACTTATTTAAACAAGTATAATATAACACATACCTTAACCATGGTATTTGATTTACAACAGCAGATTTACAATGCGGCAGAAAGAGAAACAATTGAAGATATTAGAACAAATGCACCGCAGGCCTATTACACACAAAATCGTATGGTAAATGGTGAAGATTATAATATATTCCCAGTCACGGCAACAAATGAAATCATAAAAGCAAAAGCGGTTAACAGAACATCCAGCGGTATATCACGTTATTTGGATGTTGTAGATCCGTCTGCAAAATATTCATCTACAAATGTATTTTGTGAAGATGGAATATTATTTGAAGAAATATTTACTAATAACTTTGATTTTGAGTTTGTAAACGAGATGGACATATTGCGAATTATTCGTGATAGAATAGAACCCATCTTACGTGACGTTGGTAGTAAACAATACTATTATAA